GCGAGGAGCTACCCCCAATATCTGAGTCCGACGAAGTAAAGAAGTTACCTCGATAAAACCTACGGGCCTTATCGAAGTCCTTCTTTTCTGAACGCTTGTAATAATTCAGATGTCGGTCGATCAGTTTAGACAGCTTGGAAGCCATGCCTTACCCCTTCGTGACGAGCTTCACCGAAGTTGATTCGTCTTTGATCTTTTTCTTAAGAGCCGCTCGCTTCTCTTCGTCTGACATTTCTTGGACTTTCTTCTTCGTATCGTCGTCAGATTTCTTGGCTTCTTTCTTCGCTGCGTCCATCTTTTCTTTGTATGTGCCTGGCATTTTCTACTCCCAAATGTTTGATGCTGGTCTAAACGGTGACTTAGCTTGTCGTCTCTTATGTGCTTTGATCTGATCAAGCTGCTTGATTGTAACTTGTCCGGGCATGTAATCCGATTTTACTTCACTCGTCGGCTGATTGAAATGCCTGCGAGACAGAATGTCAGCGGCCATCACAGCGGTTCGAGCGCGGTCAAAGTGGTGGATTGTGCCGTCTTCTCCTCGGACGCGCTTCTTCCTGGTGCCGTCATAATTAAGTAGTTGATGTAGCATACCTCTACTACGAATATGCAGATCGCGCTGGCGCAACATCTGCACTAACCGGGCCTCGGACTCCTGGAGTCGCTTATTCGTCGCGTACCATCCGGGGTGATTTCTGTCTGTCCAGAGCAGGTTTTTCGTTTCCTGATCCTTGAGAATGGCGATGCACGCCGTAGCGTTGGACTCGACTGCGAGTAGAGCACCCAGGTATCTCTTCTGTACGACCTTCAATCTTTGCGCGAATCGATCGGGTGACTCTCGGTCCTCCCAGAAAGCGATCTCTCGCCAGTCTGTGGCATCCCATACGGTGAGGGCTGACTTGTCACCCGTGCTACCAAAACCCGCAGGGTCGGCGGTAATTAAATACTGATGCCCTGGTTTGGGGTCTTCGAACTCGTGACATGCGTACGCGCCGATATCCGGATCGCGCTTGGCCTGCTCCAGGAGGGGCTTGAGGATCTCTGCGGGCATGACCGGGTTGGTTGTGCCGAGCCACCCATCGTAAGCATCAGATGGATACTTGCAGGAGAACAGACGGGGGTCACCTACGAACTCTGTGTTCAGACCCCGTCGCCTGAACGCCAGATTGTGTATCGACATCCCGTCGTGGCGTCTGAGGTATTCTCGCTCGGACGATGTTGGTTCGAATGCATCATCAAGTTCTCGGCAACTCTCGTCCTCCCACCATTCTAGAAACAGAGGCGTGAACCGACTGGAGCCCTCGAGAGCGGAGCGCCACATCTGCTCATGATGCGACCCTGCCCGCCCTGGTGTGGACTCGAGGATTACTTTAGCGTTCGGTCGCTTGTTGACCGTAGGGAAGATGTTGATCGCCGCTTTGCGCTGCCACTGAGCTTCACCAAACTCAGTAATGACGAGCCTGTCGATCGAGCGTCCGATTGCTGGTGATCGCCCGCCTGCTGTCAGAACTTTGATGCCGCCGCCATGGATGAACTGCATTTGTGTTGCGCCCGCTTTCTTGCCTGGCTGTAGAGGCATGCGCACATCTTTTGGTAGACGATTGTAGGCGAACAGAATTCTTTCGAAGATGTCTTCTGCCGTGTCTTGACGCTCTGCAATCAGCAGCCCTTTGACTCCGCTGAGATACATACAATCACGGAGCAGCAGCATCACAGAAACTGTGGTGATCTTTGCCTGACGAAACTTGTTCACCATAAGCCACCTGTTTTCGTCGTATGCCTTCAACAGCTTTCGCTGTGTATGCGTAGGCTCCATGTACCCCGTTGACTCGTCTTCTCGTACGATCTGACACATAGATACGAACGCGTCGGGAGTCGCGAACAATGCTCGCACCTTCCCCTCATGTATTCCTGGGGCGGAGGCGAACTCTGCTCCACCAGTGACTACATTCTTTCTTTTAGCGGGCGTCTGCTCTGCTGTCGTTGCCATAACGGTAATACTATCATGTAATTTAATTACTGCCGAATTAGGTACTTGCAGCATTTCTTTGTGTGATGTATACAAATACTGCACCCATTTAGACGTGTCAGGTAGCCGTTTGGTCTGACTCAAGCGTTGCGGGCAGGCGAGAACAAAGTTTTTTTAACCCTCTCTGTGAGAACAAAATGTCTATCAGTACTGAACTGCTGAACACTACGTTCGCGGACCTCCGCGGACCTCTGGTAAATTCGTTTGTTCGTAGCAATGAGCTGTTCGAAGCACTTAACTCCAAGGCTCGCATGCCCATGGAAGGCGGAACGAAGATTGAACGTTCCTTCTCCGGTGGCGCGCCTGCTCGCGGTGTTGGTGTCTACGTCGGTGATGAGCTACTGAACATGACCCGTCGTCAACAAATCCGTAAGTATGAGGTTGAGCCACACCGTATGGTCATGGCTATCAACATTCCCAAGCGGGAACTCAACCAAAACAGCGGAAAGCTTGCCGTCATTCGTCTTATCGAAGAGTACCCGCAAACCTCGATGGAAGCGGCTAAGTCGGACTTGAACAAGTTCCTGCTTACCGGTGCCAGCCGTGGTCTTGCCTTCGCTTCTTCCGAGCTTTACGGACTTCTGACCCTGAACGGTCAGTTCTCCTCCGGTATCGGAACTGGTGTGACCAACGGTCTCCTCGACTTCGCGGCGTTTACTGCGCAGAGTGATTCTGTTCAGGGCGTGACAAAGAGCAGCAGCTATTTCCACGCTAACCAATACAACGACATCTCGTCGTTCGGCGCTAACGGCATTACGCAATTGCGTAAGACTTACCGTCAGTGTGCTCACTACGCAGGCGGCGTGGGTAAGGGTCCCGATCTTGTGATCATGGACGACGATACCTACACCAACTTCGAGGACAGCCGTCGGGACAACGTTCGCGTTAGCATCGTTGATGACAAGATTGACAAGAGCAACACCCTGGGACTTTCCATGGGTATCGCTTCCGTCACCTCGTCAATCGACCTTGACCGGACCGACACTTCTGTCTTCTCTGGTGCGGCACTCGACGGTATCACCTACATGCTCAACACTGACTACATTGAGTTCCCGATGCTTGAGGCACCGAACATCAGTGAGTTCAAGGAGCGCGTTGGTGACCAAGATGTCGTTACTGCAATCTTCGCAATGCAAGGAAACATGATCTGCACTAAGCTTCCGGCTCAGGGTGTTGTTTCCGGCGGCGCGGTCTAAGGAGGTACATCATGGCACAAGGAAACGAATTTGCTACCGGCGCGAATGTAGTTGATGGCGAAGACGCCAAGGGCTGGTGGAGCGCAACCTACACAAGCGAGCAGTATCCACTGGGTACAACTCGCATTGAGTCCGAAGTTCGGGCTGAGTCGGGTGTCGCTATCACTGTCACTGACGCAACCTGGAACAAGCTTACGGGTGACCGTGAGTGGGTCTTCGTTAAGGCGGCTGAAGAAGTAACAGCAGGTCATCTCTGTGAGTGGGACTTTACAAGTGCTTACTGCGTAGAGCCTGCTGATACTGACGGCATGAATGCCAGTCTTGTCGCTGGTGTTGCCGACAACACAATCGCAGCTTCAAGCTATGGTTGGATTGTCAAGCGCGGCACATGCGTCGTTAAGGCTGGTGGTAGCGTTGTCGCTGGTAGCCCTTTGGCTGCTGACGGAACGGATGGTCAAGTTGATGAGGGTGGTGTTAAGGGAGACACTGTTGGTGTCGCTCTTGAGGCAGACGGGGCCGTAGCCTCTGGTCACGCTCAGGCTTACATCAGCATCCCGTAGCATCTGACTACGTGATACACTTAGGGGGCGTGGCTTTCGGGTTACGCCCCCTTCGTCTTTAGGAGGTCCCGTGGACGTTTCGTTGGCAGCTTTGCGTAGTCGGTTGTACGCCCTCCGTTCGTGGGACTCGACTGGTGCGACTCTCGATGGCCGCATCCGTGCGGCATTGAATTTAGCCCTTGATCGGATCGCCGGGGATATCCCTGAGGCGATTATCCCTGACAAGGAGCACGTTGTTCTCAACCCAGCGGTTGATGGTGACAACGCTTCTATTGCCTCTAAGGTTTCGACTTTCAACAACGACAAGAGACTGCTCTCCTTTGTCGACACGACTGGTGCGTCTATTGGTGCGCCTGCAAGTCTGACGACCTGGCGCCCCACGGTGACAGGTGAGTGGGATGGTCTCATGCACCTTGAGATCACGGACTCTGCGGGACGTATCAGACGGCGTCAGAGTCGAGAGTGGTTCACTAAGGTTGTCGGTGACACTACTTACTATTTGGTCACGATTGACCGGCCACTGCCAGACCTTATTAGTGGAAATGCTGGTCAATCATTCCGTATCCATCAGCCAGAGTTTTTTCTGTCTGACGATGTCATGGAGGTTCTCGAGCCTGCACGCATCTTCGACGAGACCCGTCAGCAGGTCTACAAGATTGCCACGGCGTCGGCTCACCGGGACGACCTTCTCGACTTTCAGGGGAGTCATGACGGTCGACCATATCGGTGTTGGCGCGAGCGACATTTTCAGATTCCTGCGCCGACTGAGGCCCCTACTGTCATTGAAATTGATATCAAAAAAGAAACGACTGACAAAGATTCAGGCAATGAAGTACCCAAAGGCTTAGAAACGGCCGTCCGTGAAGTCACCCCCGACCGTCTGACAGCCGACGCTACTTATGGTGCTATGGCGATAGACTCGTCAGCGATGCCTGCCGCCGGCTCGGGTACTACTTCTATATCCAGCGTCAGTCCCGGCCCGCTGACGATCACCTCCACTGGTGCAACCCTCTCGATCGGCGGTCCACCGAAATCACCTTCTGGTACGTCTATGCCGGCAGTCGGTGATGCGTATAAGTGGTCCGGGGATTCATACACAGAGGGTGCTTGGGCCATTCGCTACACGTATGTCTGGGGTCGTCGCGACCAAGAGTGGCAGCAGTCACCCCTAATAACTCCTGGCGGTGATGAAGATCACGACAGTCACTTTGACATTACTTGGGCGTACAACAACGATACAGTGACCTCAACGGAGAGTAAGTACGCAGGTATTCATGACCCGCTTTGGGAGAGCGCCCCCTCACCAATTAAGGTCGTTAAGCAAAAGAACTTTCCTGGTGGGGATGACGGCGCGCTCGTATTTGCCGCGTCGGATATCGACAGAATGTTAGGTTTCGGTGACAGCGCTTTCGATCGCTATGGTCGGTCCGGTTTGCGTATTCGGTACTATGTTGCATACTTGGATAAGAATGACGTCGGTGCCGGTAAGTTGAACTCCGTTGAGACAAGTGAGAAGTTTTATCTACTTTGCGAGGTTGAGCCTACCTTTGATCATGTAGCGGCACTCGAATCGGCTGGGACCCCTGCGCCAGAGGGATTGATGAGAACTGACAAGCGCAGAGGAGGTCGAGTCGTTTGGGACGGCGCTAAGCTTTTTGACTATTACCGACCACTTAAGCACAGCACTGGGTACTACGCTTGGCAGGTGTACCCTCACCAAGACCAACGATATGAGCTTGATTTCCGTGTTCTTCGGCTGCCGAAGAAATTCGTGGACGATCAGGACACAGCACCGATCCAGCGCGATGCCGTGCCATGCCTCGTCGAGCTTGCACTGTACTATGTGAGCCTTGACGATGGTAACGATCAGCAGAGCGCGCAGGCTCACCTCAATCGATATCAAGAGTTGTTGCGCGGCTTCCGACAGCGTTACGCTAATGTCGGTGGTTCGGTCGAACCCGTTCCGTTTACGGGTTATCGTTCTCGTAACCGCTATGGTACATTCAGTGCCGGCGATTAATTGGCTTGGCTCCCGCAAGGGAAGAACAACAAAGAGGTAAGCATGTCCGATAAGAAACTGTACTCAACACTCACCGCTATCCCCCGCTGTAAGGTGGGTGATCGCGTCTACCGTAAGACCCTCGTCGGCCAGTACGAAGAGGCAATGATCGTGAGTATCTTGAGTTCCAGTCCCACATCAGAGAACTGGTCGGCAACGATCATGACCAAGAACGGTGTTGAGCACATGAGCGGCGGCGTTGAGCACCGCACGATTTACGACTGGATGCCTGTCGGTTGGGTCTACGACGAAGTTCAAACTGGTTGGGTTCCACCCCAGAGCATTCTTCGTGACGACTCCAAGGATGTCGAGGACATCGAGGATCCCGAGCAGGCAGTGATCGTGGCGGCTAAGAACGTGTTCGTCATTCCGGCCCCGTGGGAAGGAGAGAAGTTTATGTCATGGCGATCACGGGTGAAGAAGTCTGTGCCCGCACTATCGTCGCACGCTGCGGCGGACTCTGCGCTTTCTGACTCCTGGAAGAGCAAGCAGTACGAGATTACGATCTGAGTCGGGGTGAGTAGTGGCGGGACCAACACGTCAAACAACGAACACGGTTATCATTCCGCCTGGAGAGGGTCGTCAGACATACTCATCGGTCGACCTGGCTTGGTATGTCGAGAACCTTGAGCTTGATGATGATCGTAATCTGAAGAGCGTTGTTGGTCCTTCCACACTGCGTATTGGTCGAGAAGCGTATCATTTCGAGGGATCTCCTCCGAATGAGCAGACAATTCAAAACGTAAACCCGGAGGTGGATCCGGGCTTCGGATGGATGCCGTGGGTAAAAATCAATGCCCGAGCCCACAGTATTTTTTGCGCAAACCTTCTGAATGGTTCGGCGCACACAACGATTTATAGGTTCGGTCAAAAATTATATCGATTCACGGGCAACCAACAAAATGACGATCTTGATGAGGTGTTGGTCTCCGATCTCAGTTCATTGGTCAATCCAAAGTTTCCAGATCAGTATGTACGTATTGGGAACAATATTGTGTGGACTAATGGCGTCGACCGCCCGCGCATCATTCAGTTCAACGGAAGTGTGTTCGAGCTAGGTTACTCGCGTGCGGCTGAGACGCCAGCGTTGTCTGGTCCTAGCCAGCCTGACTTTGACGAGACGCCGCAATATTTTCCGAACTCCGTGGGGTACTCATGGCGTGGCCGTATCGGCACTCCAGGTGACGTCCTTACTGGTCGAGAGGGTGCCCTGCTGAATGGCTCGTGGCTTTACTTTGTGCAATACGAAGATCTTTTCGGCAATCTATCTGCGTTCTCGT